TTCAATCTCAATAATTTCTTCTTCAGTAAGTTCAATGACTTCAATGATTTCAATTCCATCATCATCTGAAATTTCAAGTATGATAATGCTGTCATCAAGAAGCTCCTCTCCTTCTTCATAGATTTCTTCATAAATTTCCTCCTCATATTCTTCTTCATATATTTCAATATCACAATCGCCTCGGGCTATTTGTGCATCTGTTAATTCACATCCATAATTTTCTAAGTTAGCTACTCTTTCTTGATCTCTCTCAACCGTGCCATCTTCAACTTCATATTCTTCATACTCAACCTCTTCACCACCAACAATAACAGTGACTAAAGGCGGCGGAGGAGGTGGAGGTGGCTCATAAACCTCTTCAGGCTCTGGAGGAATTGTTGTAGTAGTAGTTGTTGTACTTGTTGTAGTGGTTGTTGTAGTCGTCGAAGTAGTAGAAGTTGTAGTAGTTGTAGTAGTTTCACTACTATTATGCTTATAATATATATCATCAATCAACCACCAATCTTGTAAATTATCAGATGCTCCAGGTATTTGGACCTCGTTAATTGTAGTATTAGTAGGAGCGGATAATGAAATTTGGGTTGGTGTATTGCCGCTGTTAACTGCTATATTAAAAGTAGCTGAGGTTGAATTATCATAATAAACGGTTGCTGTTATAACCTCATCTACAGCCATAGTAATAAAGCCTACTTCTGTTATTTGCTTACTGTCTGAATTAGGGAATGCAATAGTAACTGAATCTGTTGAACTGCGAATTCCCAATTGGTATCTATCACTTCCAAAATATGGATTTCCTCCGTGGCAATCCATATCCTCAATGTGGATTCCTCCAGGAGCTTGGCTATTATTGCAATCAGTTTCGGCAGCAACAGCAGTATCGCTACTGCCATAAACGAACGTAATATCTTGATTAATTTGCTGGTTATCAAAGTCCTCAGTTACTGTTGTTTCTTCTGCTAATACAGGAGATGGATAAATTAAGAATAAGACTAAGGCTATTCTTGTTATCTGCCGCCACATTCGCAATTGCCACCGCACCCGCACACTTTAGCCTCCAATTTTCCAGATAATTTCTGTTATCTCTCCAGAGATACCACTTACTATTGTTACTATTTCAGCTAATCTATCATTAGCATTAACAACTTCTACTTTAAGGGCAGTTACTTCTTGCTGTAAATCGTTAACTGTTTTAAACAACCAACCAACCAAAGCAGCTAAACCACCTTGCAATATTTGTCCTAAATTTACTTGAGCTTTCATAAATTACATTATAGTATTGAAAAATGCAGCAGAGCTACTCACCGCTACAAGCCAGCCAACTATTTCATTTCTTGTAGGAGACTTGTTAATTTTTTCATGAAGAAAATCCATTCTTTCATTCAAATTTTGTACATCAGACTGTATCAAATGTAGCATCTCTTTATTAGTGTAGCCGTTATCCGCCACGGTATTAACTAAACGTTTCTCTAGGCTTGTATTGTTCTAGGGCGTGTTGCATAACAGTTATAAATGAACTCATAAAAGAAACTCCTAAAAGTTGCATTAAATCTGCATCAATAATTCCTGTTGAATTAGCTAGATATAAAGAAATAGCCGATTGTAATCCGGTACGAAAAGCTTTAGAAAACATAAATTTCCAATAAGCTTTCCAATCTTTTTTAGTTGATTTTGTCAATATTTATCCTTTCTTATAAAGGATATTATACTATCTCACTACGTTGATATGGCTCCATTTGTTATTGCCACCTACAACGAAACACAAAATGCCGGCGTTGCTAGTATCTCCAGACGTTGATTCAAACCATTGTGAGCCTGAATCTAATGTTGGCGCTTGAATTATTAATCTATCAGATGTTTCATAAGCAGAAAAGAAATGATAATGGCCCATCAATAAAATATCAGCATCAGCTATAGCATTCCTGGATAGAGACTGCTTGGCTAACCAAGATTTTGCTTTAGCCTGACTGTTCGGTCCATACTTCATTTGATGCCCATGGGCAATACACAGCGTTACCCCGGAAATATCAAAAGTCAAAGTTAATTTATTTTCTGGCACAATAAAATCTAGCTTATCTTTGTAAGCTGGGGATTCATTAAATATTTCATACAATTCTTCAGCAAGCTGCACATCCCTATTATCACCAAAAGTGGTAAACGCCTTGTTATTTCTTCTTTGTTCGCCGTGATTTCCCCCAATAAAAGAAACTATACCCTTTTCAAATAAAGGCAATATTTCTTTAATTAAAGTATAGGCCATTCTCCTAGCTACTTTTTGCTGCTGCCTGTAATCTAATTCTGTCTCAAATTCCTGCATATCATAAAACCCAGAGCATCCCTCAACAATGTCACCTAGCCCAGCAAACAAAACTTGATCCAGCTCGTGTAACTTTTTTAAATATTTTATTTCTTCTTTAATTTTAGGTATAGCTTCCATAAATCTTTTAACTGCTTCCTCCGTACCTTTCTTACCAATTTGCCAATCGCTTAAAGCTATTACAAAAGTTTTCCCTAATTTCTTCTTCGATTTTTTTAGCGGTTTTTTAGATTTAGCTTCCTTTAATAATAATTTAAAATCATCGTCAGCCATATAATTTTTATTTGAAACAATTTTTGCTTTAAAATAATACAGCCTTTCTATAACTCCTTCACCGGCATTGGTGTCCCAAAACCTAATTTCAGCTGTCCCTGGAACTACAGTATAATTCTCAGCTTCTGCCCCGAAGTAGTCTTCAAGCTGTTCTTTCCAATTTATTTTACCTGTTTTTTTTGGACCAGAAGTAATTTCGCCAGAATTAGTTTCCTCACTAAATTTATATCCAGGCTTAAACTCAGGTGGGTGGGTAGACTTAGCTTTGTTTTTTCTGGGATTCCTATCGGAATATGTTTTTTTAAAATCCTCCAAATCACTCATAAATACCGTGCCTAATATCTTTAAACCAACGCCTGACAGTATTATGACTGTAATTTTTTAATTTAGGATAATTTTCTACCATATAAATACTTAGCTGAGTATCTGATAAACCTATTTCATCAGCTTCTTTAAGCAAACTTATAGCCTCTTTAAGCATGTCCGGATGCTTATGGTAAAAACTTCTTTTACCTTTTGTTCCTACAGCTGCTTGTTTAGCGAAATCTTGTAGTTTAGTGATAAATGCCTCCTTGTTGTTATATTAATTATAAAGCATTAAAGCGACACTTTTGCACTTTACAATAATTTATTCCTCTTCCGATTTGGTTGAGGCTAGCTGGTACTTATTGTAATGCTTACATTTCTTGGTTAAACACTTCCAGTTATTCTTTTTTGGAATATACGTTAATGGCTTATTACAAGCAGGACATAAAATATTAATAGGGAACCTCCCCTTTAGATTATATTTTTACCCTCTAATTTAGAGTTTAAAATTTTAATTTCACCATTTACTTCTGATATTTTCTCAAATACATCTTTAGAATTTATCATTTCAGGTGGGCTAGCATTAGATAATTGATTACCAGCTAAATTTATCTTAGAATATTTTATAGTTACTTCTTCACCGGCTAACAAAGCATCCCTACATTTTGGGTAAAACTTTTTATAAGCATCTCCCGATCCGCCCACAAAACCGTCTTTACCTTTATCCAAATCTTGCTGAGTTTCTCCCAAAAGCAAACATCCGGCAGTATGGGAATCCGTATTTCCGGTATGTATAAGGATAAATTGGAACCCGGGAACGTCTTTTACCCACAACATCCCCTTATGCCAGGTTTTTCCATAGCGTGCCTGGTATTTAGTATCGAAGCCCCCAACGGTGCGAAATTCCACTTTATATTCTCCGTAGGGTATGGCTGTCTCCCCTTTAACTTTTACGTCTCTAATTTCGTCTTCCAGAGTAAAGCATTCAAAAACCCCGTCCACAAATAGCATTCCATTTGTAGCATCTTCACCAAACTGCGTTCTGACTACGTCAAGTTTCATTAGCTTGGTTTTGGATTATCGTCTTTAACTTTTTTGACAGCTTTATACCAATCCCCGGTCTTATCACCCTTGCTTGCTGTCATATCGTGATATAACATATCAAGTTGTTCGCCTAGAGCTGGATAACTTTCTTGTCTAGCCCTGGTATAGCCATTATTTTGTTCATCTAATTTATACTGTGCCCTATCTTCAATAGCTTGATCGTATTCAGCATCTGTAAACTCTCGTCTTTCATTATTGACTTGAGCATACAAAGGCTTTTCACTTTCTATTTCAGAAGTTGCTTCCGTTCTAAATTGTTCAATAGTTTTAATTGCCATAGTGTT